ATAATCATCAATAGAACGCTTCCACAAAGATTTAAAAGCGTCTTCATAAACTTCTTTTTTCATTTTAGAAGAAAGCAATTCGAATACTCGTTGACTGCGGTGATCTATTTCTGCTTCACCAACATGAGAATATGCTCGACCCGCAGAATCACCTCCAGTAAAACCATAAACTTCAAAAGGAATGTTTACCTTTTTACAAAACATTGAAAGGTTCAAAACTTGCTTTAATGTTCCACCCAAGATGTCTGCCATAGAACCAGAGAAATCAATCATCATAACCATACCATGAGATTTTGCATCTGCAAGATTAGTTACACGAGCAAAAATATCATCAGTAAATTTATAGTTATAAAGCTTATTCACATCTAAGGAACCTGAACGAGCTGATTGAGCTCGGCGAGTACGAAACGCAGCTTTACGCATTTCAAACTCTTTTGCGAGAAGATTAGTTACTTTCTTAGTTTCATCAATAAAAGCTCTATAGTCTTTTTCTTCAACTTCACTATTATAACCACTAGCAGCACGAGATATTAGAACTTGATCGTATGTAAATAGCATATCTTTGAATTGGTTGCGAGTAATATGCTTCATGTAAACTGGTTGGCGACCACGCGCATCTTTATCAAGTAAATCACTTTCCATTGACCGGAAAACTTCATCAGTTTCTACCTTTTCAGGAGAAGTGTCACCAGCTCCAGCTTTAATGGATGAACTTTCTTCTACTTCGTCTTCTGCTTCCGATCCTTTTGAAGCTTTAGTTTCTTCTTCATTCTCGATAGAGTTCTGTTCGCCTGCCATAGGTAGATCATCCCTCGTATCTCCGAGATTTTCATTCTGATTGACATCGTCATTTTGCGAATCATTATCATTTTTCTGCTCCTGTGCGTTTTCTTTCATATACTCGTATAAAGCTTTACAGGCTTCTATAACATCTTCCCAAGTATCTACTTTGAATGCCATATCAACTAAAGGTTGCTCTTCAGTAGAGAAAGGAACTTCAACTAAATCACGAAGCTTTGCTTTAATGTTAATCCGATCAATTAAAGAGTATGATTCAATAGCACGATCTTTTGTACCAAAGAAATTCTTATCAAATAAGTCTTTATAGCCAAGTTTAAAACAACGAACAAGACCAGGATATTTAGATTGAATCTTTTTCTCAATACGAATATCTTCTACAACATTCACATATGAGCGAGGGCAACCAGGAATAGTAGTTGCAGAATTATGCCATCCATCAGCAGGAGTATAAAGGGCGTGACCAACTTCATGACCAATCAAAAGATCAGTAAGATTTTTAGAAACATCTTTCCAGAGTGGAAGACCAAGAACACGCTTTTCAACGTCAAAGAAAGCTGTCTGGTAATTGCCATATTGAACATCAATATTTTCATTAGCCAGCAGCTTTGCTAAGATAGATTTAGATTGTGTAGCCATGACATTTCTCCATTTGTTAAGTATATTCTACCATAACAAGAAGCAAATGTACACAGGTTTGTGCACTTTTTATGAAAAAAGATTTCCTTAGAAATCAATCACTTAAGGTCAATGTCTAACTTTTTTTTCATTTTCTTTTTAAGACGGTCCATCTGAAGCTTGGAAATATGATCGTAATAGAACTTACCTTCCATATGATCGTACTCATGCTGAATGATTCTATTAGAGATACCAGTAAAAAGCATCTCTTCATGATGATTTCCCTCAATATCAATATAAGATATTCTGCATGCATCAGGTCTTTTAACACCAATAAAGACACCAGGGAATGTTAGGCAACCTTCTTCTAAGACAAGAGGTTTATCTGAAAACCATGTAATTTTTGGATTAATAAATGTTTGCTCATAATCTCTATATTTAACAACAAACATTCTTTTATTAATACCAATCTGGTTAGCAGATAATCCGGCACCACCAAATTGAGCTACTAACTGATACATTGATTTTGCAAGTTCACTGAGACCTTCGAGATCTTTTTCAGGGTTTTCAATAAACTCCAAAGGCGAAGTAAGTAATGGGTTATTATAGTCAGCTAAATTCATTATGCTCTCATCTTACTAAAGTTATGTTCTTTTACGAACTCAATTTTACTTCTAAATTTCCCATCAAGTAAATCACCTTTGTGAGAAATAACAAATACGTTTGTGGCTTGATCATCTAGAGTGTAAAGGATCTTCATAAGGTTATCAATACCATCATGATCTAGAGATGAGTCAAAGGTTTCATCTAGAATAAGCAAATTAGTAGAAGTTGAATTTTTCATTCTAGCAATTTGGCGCCAAGTAAACAATAGAGCCAAATCGATTCTTTGCTTTTCTCCTTCAGAAAAAGAAGCATAGTTAAAGGAATCCCTATGGCGCGACTTAATAGTTTCATTGAAGCTTTCATCTAAATTGAAAGACACAAAGAAATCAAGTACCTGCAAATATTTATTTACTAAGTTATTCATAACAGGCAAATATTGTTTGATTACTTTTGTTTTAATACCAGTGTCTTTTAACATTTCTGAAGCAGCTTGATTATATGATTTAGTATCAATCAATTTTAGCTTTTCTTCAGATAAAATATCACGAGATTCTTGTAATTCAGATAACTCTGCATTAGCTTTTGATAAATCACCTGTAGAACCTCTTAATGAATCTATCTCAGTCTCAAGAGAGTGTATTTGTCTCTGCAACCCGGCGATTGTAGAATTGTTAGTTGATATACTTGTTGTTTTTTCTCTAACCTGCTCCGCAATGCTATTGAGCCGTTCAATAGCCGATTCCACAGTAGCTGACTGTTCAGACGCATTAGAAATTGCCTCGTTAAGTTCTTTGGCTTTGGACTGGGCATTGGACAATTTTTCGTGTCTAAGATTAGAGTCAATACCTTGGGAACATGTTGGGCATACATCATTCTCTTCATAGAATTTTGCGGCTTTGACGACATCTTGGACTTGTGTTTGAAATTGGAATTGGAACTGTGAGAGTTGTTGCCTTTTATCATGCGACTTCTTAAGGCTCTCGGCAAGACCTTCTTGTAAACCTTCGATCTCTTTTGACAATTCGTTGTTGACCATATTGAGCTCTTCAATTTCGTTTTGATTGGCATCAATCTGGTCTGCTTTCTTTTCAATTTGCTCATCATTTAACTCCGTAATATCACGAATATATTTTTTCTGAAGAGCAATCTTTTCTTTATTTAGATCATATTCATATGCAATACTACTAATTTCTTCTTTCAATTTTGAATCTTTATCACGAAGGATTAAATTCATTTTAGAAAAGACACCAATATCTAGTAGATCCTCAATTACATCTCTACGATGACCAGCCGGTAATTGCATAAATGGAATAAAAGAAGAAGAACCTAAGACCACAATTTGGTGAAATGACTTATGATTCAACTTTAAGATATTTTGCTCTAAGAATTTTTGATAATCTTTAGCGGCAGATGATTGATTAATCATATTGCCATTTTGCCAGATTTCAAATTTAGTTGGTTTAATACCACGTTTTACAACAAACTTATGAGAGCCAATAGAAAACTCTACATCAACCTCAGTATTCTTATTATTAATCGTATTTACTAGTTGTGGCTTATTGATATTACGATGTGGTTTACCAAACAAAGCAAAGGAAAGAGCATCGAGAAGAGTACTCTTTCCTGCGCCATTTTGGCCAACGATTAGTGTGGTTGGCGATTTATCTAGTTGAACTTCAGTAAACTCATTACCTGTTGATAAAAAGTTTCTCCAACGAATTTTCTCAAATCGAATCATACTATTTCCATACTTTGAGCTTCTACATAAAGCGTTCTCATAAGGTTCTTAATACGACCTTTATCTAGGTCAGTTTCAACTGCTTCAACATATGAATCTAAAAGTTCGGTAGTATCTTCTACAGAAACAGATTCATCTTGAACATTATCACCAGTAAACTCTTCGAACGTTTCAGCAATTTTTAGTTCATGAATATCTTCATTTTGAATACGATCAATAAGTCTATCAAACATAAATGGATCAGTCTTTTTTACCACCACAACTTTTACAAACTTATCTTTTAGATTTGACGTATCGTAACTATTATAATCTATTTTTTCATCGTTGTAAAATACTTTTTCAAAAATAGTATATGGATTACGAATTTGTGTTAGTTCACGGGTTTCAGTATCAAGAATATGAAAATACTTAGGGTCATCACAATCAGACCAAGTAAATTCCATTTGCGTGCCAAGATAATGGATATGTCCCTGATTAGATTTAGTGTGAAAATGCCCAGACATTACAAGTTCAAAACGTTCAAAGATTTCAGAAGTCATACCATGAGTATTTGGCATACCTTTCATCATATCAAAACCAATCAATTCCAAGTGAGCTCCAAGAATTGGCGCATTACACTTTTTAATAAAATCAATTGATTCAGCATAGTTTTCTGAGTTAATCCAAGGGACTACAGCAATATTCAAACCATCATAATTAAGCACTTTTGGCTTCATGATAATATTAACATTTGATGTATAGTAACCTAGTAGCTCTTTTAGAGATGTCAAATCATTAGTATTCTTATAGAAAACATCGTGGTTTCCTGGAATAATATCCATATGAATACCTTCTTTCTTAAGAACATCTAAGAAAGTCTTACGATTCGAATTTTGTGCTTTGAAATTGATAAATTTGCGGTGGTCGTAATAATCACCTAGGTGCAGAATTTGATTAATTCCATGCTCTTTCAAATATGGAAAAAATACATCTTTATAAAATTTTTCTTGATAATTTAAAAAGATTTCTGATGAATTACGAATACCGCAATGGGTATCATTAATGATTGCTATTTTCATCTAGTCCCTCAAGGATTTCACGTTTGAGCTGGTTAGCTCTTTCATATGCGGCAATAGTATCTCGGCTTTCAGGGCCTTTTAAGCTTCTTTCAAGATTTGCCGCTTTTTGTAGCTCACAAAATTTAATAAACTTGTCTTTAAGTCCCACATCACTCTCCCATAAACAATTCAATACCTTTAGCGTTTTTGGCTTTGATTTTTTCTTCTTTTGCAAAATCTTTTAGCTGATTATCAGTATCTTTTACTTTATCAATACGAGAACGAAGTTGATCAATAAAGTAACGACTATTATCAGTATCACCATCAAGACCCGATTGCATAAAGTCATCAATAGAAGCTTTTTCAATCCATTTGAATTTAATGTCTTGTTGTTTCTTTTCTTTTGCAATACGGCGTAGGAATGCATAATAACAAATTTGTGTAAAGTATGCAAAAGCATTAGGATTACCTGTACGAGTTGCAGCTTCTATGTTATAATTCATAACAGCTTTTAAGCAATTCTCAACAGCATCCATTACCATCTCTTCACGGTAAGTGTATCGAATAAAATTAGATTTGTGAGACAAGCCTTCGGCAATCTTAAGGAAACAAGTTGCAATATAATCAGTAACAATTGGAAGTGCTTGACCTTCCTGTTGGGCTTTATTTACTGATGAGACGTATTCAACAACTTTATGAGAGAATTCTCTATTGTTGACATAATGTGGTTTATCTTTTGGTTTGATTTTTGCCATGATATACTCCTAGCATATATTATTAGTTATATTATAAACTAATTCTAAGGAAATGTACAACACTTTTTGCAACATATTTTTTAAAATAATTGCATTTTTATGCACTTTAGGGGTTTACAGATTGGGAAAACTGTGGTATAATTAATAGAGTCCGGTGAGAGAGGGGGATATACTATCTCTAATGTAACTTCTTAGATGGTGATTCCATAAAATTTAGATCCATGTCTTCATCA